AAATACTGCACCTTCACTTTAAAAAAGCAATCGGATCCCAAGATTGCCCAACAGGTCTTACACGACAAGATCCAGCTACAGCTACAGCGCCTCGAGGATATGCTGAAAGACGAGATCGTCATTGACAAAAAGACCGGCAAGGAGATTGCGATCCCCAGGCCGATCGGGGTCAAGCTGGCGATCATCGCAGAGATCCGGCGCAATTCCAAGCTGTCAGCCCAGGCCCAATCCGCTTTTCTTAAACCCAATCCCAAGGGGAGCGGGGACCGGCCGATCAATATTATTATGCCCAATACCAATTCTGGCCAGGGTGTCAAAAATGCGGTGGTGATTGAAACCACGGCAGAGGATGTTGATGACGATTGATGCTATGCCGGTAGCTGATCTCAGCTACTATAAGCCAATCAACCGGCGGCAGGCTGAGTTTCACGCATCAGCCGCCAGGCACAAATTGCTGATCGGCGGGTACGGTGCCGGTAAAACCTACCCCACCGTTCACGCGGTCCTTGAGCATTGCCTGGAGAACCCTGGCCATACTTTCCTGGCTTGCCGGAACACCTGGGATAACCTGGAAGATGAACTCCAGGAAGATTATCTGAGGATCACAAAGGCCGCTGGTCTGCTTAAAAAGTTTATCGGGGAACGCGGCAAGAACGCGATCATCCTGATCAACGATTGCAAAATTATCTTCCGGCCCCTCACTCTCAAACGCGCTAAATTAAAAGGTCTGCACATCTGCGGGTTCCACGTTGATGACCCTGATGTAGTCAAATATTCAGATACCATCTCCTTTCTCTGGTCCAGGATGAGAAATCCTCCGGATGTGCAGGCCAAATCATTCAAATCCTGGGTGACAGCTAACTGGGAGGGGCGCAACTGGCTGTGGAAAGTGTGGATGCGGGACCGGCCCGAGGGCGGGGACGGCGATGATATTATTGTCAGGGGCGGCAAAGAACAGCGGTCAGATCTGGCTTACTGGGTTTGCCCCACCAATGATAATCCCACTTTACCAGACAGCTTTATACCGGATATGGCGGCTGTCCACTCTGAGGAGTGGATGGACCGGTACGTCTTTTGTACGGATCTCAGCGCAAATATCGGGCTGGTTTACCACAATTTTAACCCTGAGATCCACCACAAGCCGGCAGAGGTGGTCCTGGCAAAGAAAAACCTGATCAAGATTACTTCTACCGACCTGGGGATCACCCACAAAACCTGTATTTTGAAGATGGCCACGGATGGAAATGCGATCTATGTTTATGATGAGATCTTTCGTAAGGGATTACAGACCTCGGATGTAGGGAAAATCTTACAAGCTGTACTGCGGAAGGATATGTTTTTCCGCAATATTATAGATCCCGCCAGCGCAAAACGTGATCAGACATCCGGTGTCCGGCCAAAAGACGTACTTCGCAAGGAGTTTGGGATCCCATTATTGCCTGGTAATAACGCGGTGGTCCCAGGGATCCAGATCGTAAACGATCTGATTAAGCCTGCGCTCGGACCACCCAGGTTATATATTGATGTTCAGCGGTGCCCCAACTTATATAACCAGCTGGAAACTTACCGGTGGCAAGAACCCCCGAATATGGATTATGATGATCTTGATTATAAAGAGGAACCGGTAAAAAAGGACGATGATGCGGTAGATTCGCTAAGATATGGGGTTGTTTTTCTAAAAAAATTCCTTAAAATATTCAAGGGACAAATTGCCCAAAAGAACGTTCAAAGGGTAAAAAATCGAGAAAAAAGGCACAAAAAGCTACCATTTTACAAAAAATATAGCAATGTTGGTAAAAACTTTGACTTAATTCAGACGTATAAATCTCTTGGATTTTCTCCAAAAAAAATTAAACGCTTGATTTCTGCCGTAAATTAGCATATAATCATAGTCAAGTTAACATAATACCGTTATTATGTTAACTTGAGGAGCCTATGGCAGAGGGCGGTTTGCTTGCGGAATTATCAGAGGACCAAGTACAGGACCTCCAATCTTACCTGGTGAACAGGTTTGAGATCTTAAACACCTCCAGGAAAACTCTCGATGATGAAATAGCCAAAGAAATAGAGCGCTTTAATGGCAAAGACGAACTGATCGATGCCAAACTTGAGCACGAGGCCAAGGTTAAAGAAAATTATCTTTATGATCTGGTCCAGACAATGGTCGGCAGGCTCATTCAAACTCTTTTCCCTGATAAAAATTACCTAAAAATCTTCGTTGAACACCCGATGTTTAGAAAGGTCGAGCGAGATCTTACAGGGTGGATCCAGGAGGAATTAGACCGGCTTAAAATAAGGGCCCGCGCCAGGGATTTCCTGGAAGAGGCACTTGTCGGCCGGTTGTCCTGGCTCCATTTGCGGCCGGTGCCTACGAAAAGGATGGGAAAATCAGAGGGTAAAATGCTCCCGATTGAGGGATACCGCGCTGAGTTTGACGTTTTTAATTTCTTTGATGTCTGGTTTGATACCAAGGCAACGGATCCCGAGCAGACCGATTACTTCGTTAAAAAAACCAAGAAATTATACCAGCTGTACCAGAACAGAGATATCTATATGAACCTTGACCAGGTGGAACCGTCCACCGGCGGGGAAGATGACGATGCAAAACGGACCGATGCTTATGAGGCAAAGCATGGATCTGCCGCCAGTGACAGTACCACACCAGCTGAAACCGAAAGATCTACTGGAGTTAAGGCCACTGATGAGGTAGAACTGCTTGAATATTACGGTGTTTATGATTTTTCTGAGGGAGACAGCGCTGATCCTGATTGGGAGCCCGATGTAAAAGAGGTCATTTGCACCCTGGCTAACCGCCGGATCCTGATCCGTGCCGAGGTTAATGATCTTCCTACCAAGCGCAAACGGCTAATGTTTCCGATTCGTCCCTTACGGATGGGTAAATCTCTTATCGGGAAAAGCATTCCCCAGCTGGTGGGCGATAATAGCCACGATCTTAATGACATCCTCTCCCTTCAAATGGACAATTTTAAATTGCTTGTCAAGCTGTTATTCAAATACAATAAAAATGCGGATATTGATATTGAGGAGTTGTTTGCCGGTGACGGTAATGCAATCGGCTGGGATGAGAGTAAGGATGATATTGATGTGATTCAGATCCCCAACGTGCTCCAGCTGGCCGGATTTATGGCCGCTGAAAAAAGACAATCGATGCAGAGTACTGCCGGTACCCCTGATGTCCTTATGGGCCAGGCCGGTGGGCGGGGAGCCCCTGAAACCGCGACCGGTATCGGCCGCGCCAATGAGAATGCCTTGTTTAAGTTTGGGATCATCGCGCTGAATGTGGCCGATGACCTGATCGAGTTTATAAAATATGTGATGATCCTACTGGTCCAGAATAATCCTGGCGCAGTTTTTATGCGCTGGCCCAACCTGGGTGAGTTTTTAAACCTTCCCCCGGAACAGCTGGAACTGGATTATATTGCTGACTTGGAACTCCGCGACCTGTCTACCAGGCGAGAACTCGAGCGGCAACAGATTGCAAACCTGGCGGGGATCATTGGTCCCCTGCTCCAGCAGAACGGTGGCAATATGTCTCTGTTTCTGAAAAATGTAATGACCGCTTTTAACCTGGAAGATATCGATGAAATGATGGAGATGGAGGATCCTTCCCAGATCGCCGCTAAATTACTGAATAATCCCCAGCTGGCCCAGGCTGTCCAGCAGATCGTTGCCGCAGAACAAGGAGCGGCTAACCGGTCCAGGGAGAATGTTGGTAGTACACCAGGTGTTCCAACCGAGCAGGGATTTAATAAAACTGCTGAAGGACAGACAATATGAGCGGCACCCTGGAACGGAAAGATGAGGAGTTAACCCCAGAACAGCTGGCGGTGATGTACGATGATTTATTTCAGACTCCAGGTTGGAAACATTTTTGCGAGGCCCTGGTGGACCTGGCAGAACAATGTAATACCGTCAAGGGGATCAGCCAGGAGATCCTGGACGATCCGATGAAATTGGCAGTAGAGGTTAAGGCCCGCCGCGCCAAGTATGATGCCTATATAGGGATTATAAATCGGGCTAAGAAGAACGCAAAGAAGGTTAAAAAAACATTGGACCAAATAGACGAAAAGAAAAAACAGGAGGCTCACAATGCCTGAAGATGTAGGATACCCCGAAGAAGAAATGATGGCCGCGGAAGGTTTACCGCCTGAAGGTATGTCACCGGCTGAAGGTGATTTTGCGGAAGGTGGGATGCCCACTGAGGCCGAGGGCGAGATGCCCGAGGAAGAGATCCCCGAAGAAAACCTGACCGAAGGAGAGCCGGAAACCGGCGCTACCCAGGGGATCCCGATGAGCGGTGAAGATGTACCGGAACTGCTTAACTTGGAGATCGGCGACACGATCACGCTCCAGGTTGATGACCGCGCAGAAGACGGCACCTTTACGATGTCCGTTGTCCAGGATGTGGCCGAGGCTCCCGCTCCGTCCCCTGGGGCTGGTCTTGGCCCCGAGGAAAGAGAGATCGTACAGGGCCTTATTTAATTTTTAAGAGGAGAACAGTATGCCGAAACCGAAACATCGAAGTCTCGAAGATGACTTACTAGACGATATTTATGTGGACACTGGCGCGTATGACACGATGCTAGACGATTCCGATGAGGGCACCGTTGGTGATCCTACTAAAAAAGTGGGTAGCCAGGGATCTCAGAAATCGGAACTCGATATAGCAAAGGAGTTAGAACAAGTCAGGGGTCAGCATAAGAATAGCCAGGAGTTGGTCCGTCAGCTTGTTGAGGAAAACAAAAAACTAAAGGGGAGTTTCAAGAAGATTGAAAGAGCCTTTGGTCCGGATCCTCAGGAGGAAGACGAAAAAGCCAAAGAGGTCGAAGAAGAACTCTATGACGATGATCCAACAGGCTATGTGAACAAGGTTGTTGAAAGCCAGATGAGCAAACTCCGCGAGGAGAGACAGGTTGAAAGAATTGAGGAGTCCGCTGAAAAAGCTATGAATGAAATTAATCAGGAGTATGATGTGCCCTGGAAAGAAGATGGTGTTAAAGAAAAAATCCAGGAGGCCCTGGCCTCTTTAGACCAAGGTTTCAAGCACAAAAACCCCAAATTAGCTATGGAGCGGGCCCTTAAAATGACCGGACTCGGTAAAAAAAGATCGCGCCGTCTTCCTTATTACGAGACAACTCTTTCCCCTACCGAGGTGCAAAGGCAAAAAAAGAGTCTTGCATCGAAGTATAAGGAAAAGTTTCTTGCACCTATGAAGGAGCAGACCCCGCTCGATGACTTCTTTAACAACTTTGCCAAATAATTAAATTACAAAGCGAGGTACCAATATGGGCTTACAAGGAATAATCAGCGAATATGTAGACAATTCGCAAATCCTCCCCTCAGGGAGGCTCCGTGTTCAAATCGATGATGTCATCGATTACCTGAACGTTGATAAAACGATGCTACTCCGTTTTATCTCCAAAATCAAAAAGAAAGCAGTAGGTAGGATGGAACACCAGTGGCAGACCCAGGAGCGGAAAGCCGACACGGTTTCCCTGTCCGCGCAGACCGGCTGGAATGGCGCATCGACCACCGGTACTTTTACCCTGACCAATAGCACCGATGCCTGGCTCTTTGCCGAAACCGATATCGTGATGATCCCCTCGGAAAGTTTCCAGCAGGCTTATTACGTCACATCGGTCAACCAGAGTACCGGGGTGATCTCTGCGATCACCGTGGATGGGACCGCCACTCCCACTATTTCTACCGGCACCAAAGACATTCTGCTTGTGTCCAACTCGTTTGAGCAGGGCACTGGTCGGGGTGTCATTAAGAGCGAACAGCCGACTCTGGTATCGAACTTTATCCAGATTGTCCAAACCCCGATGGGGATGACCACCACCGCCAAGCACCTCAATTACCGTGGTGTCAGCGAGTGGGACAAGCAGAAGTTTGAGATCGGGGTTGACCACGCTTTCAAGATGGAGAAAAACTTTTTCTTCGGCGAGAAAGCCAGGGTGGCCCAGGGCCATACGGATGGTTCCTCTGCGATCGGTCTGAACAAGTACGAGCAAATGTTCATGGGCGGGATGACCGACTCTGCGATCGGCGCTAACACCGTTTCTGACGGCGGCGGCGCGGGCTACACCGAGGCTGAGTTCGGTGCCTGGGCAATCACCGCGACCCGCTGGGCAAAGCGCCCGGTAGTCTTCTCCGGCTCGACCATTTTTGAAGGTCTTACCGAATGGGCGCAATCCTATCTCCAGATGACCAGGAACGACCAAACCCTGGGTATGGCGATCGGTAAATACCTGACCCCCTACGGCGATCTTCTCCCCATCGCTCCCCACCGCGAACTGCTGACCGGCACCACTCTCGGCGGGATGGCCTTTTCCATCGACCTGGCTGACATTGAGTACCGCTTTCTCCAGGGCCTCGACACCCATATCGAGGTCGGGATCGAAGAAACCGGCACCAAACAGCACATCGATGAGATCCGGTCCTGGATGTCGATGAAGATTGGACAGCGCAAGAAACACGCGATCTTGCACAACGTCACCAGCGTAGCGTAACCGGCATAGCCTGGAAACAGGTTTAAATATGTCCTCCTCGGGGGGAGCGGTTTGGTCGCCGCTCTCCCCTCTATATAAAAATGAGCCAGGAGTAATTTATGGCTGAAAAAAAACAACAAACCGCCGCTGAGAAGGTTGCCGCGAACACCACTAATATGGGTGCCAAGGCCGAGGCTGAAAAAAAAGAGAAAGAAAAAGCCGCTCACGAGCAGGCTGTAAAGCTGGCCGCTGAAAAAGAAAAGGCCCTCGAGAAAGCAAAGAAAGACGAGATCGAGGAAAATAAAAAGAAAAAGAAAGCCGCCGACCAGCTGGCCAAGGAAGAGGCCGCCAAAGCAGATGAGATGCGGAAAGTTGCCAACGAAGTAGCCCAGGGCCAAGAGAAATCCACTGGTATGCGGATCTTTATGGCTCCCAGCTATCCCGATTATCACATCGTTCTTAAACCCAAAAACAGGGTCTACGATGAAAAACTAAAAAAAGTTAAGACGGAACCTGGGAAATACATCCAGTTTATTGCTGGCCGCTATGTAACCAAAGACAAGGATGAGATCGACTTCCTGATGGACTATGCTAAAAAGCATCCCAGCTACGTTGTTCCTCTGGAAGATCACCTCTTTGTTCTGCAAAGGGCAATTAATAAGGTTAAAGAAGAAGAACTTGCCCGCGCCGTTGCTCAGATGCCGGCCGGATCCCAAGGCCTTACCTCCGGCGGCTAAGAAATGCTGTTTAGCGACCTTATCCAGGCGGTTCGTCTGTACGTTAGGGTCGAGGGTGTCGATGTAGAGGAGCGGATAAAGCAATTTATCAACGATGCTTGCCTTGAGTTTCCGAGGAAACACGAGTGGAATAAGTTAATCTATCTTGATACCTTTCAAACTGACGGATCCGGCGGCCCTTATATTATAGACGATATCGTCCAGGCCCCTGTTGCGAACGTGATCCTGGTTAATGAAACTGGCCAGGATGCGCTGGCGAAGAAAACATATAAAGAGTGGATTACGTCTGCCTCCAACTCCTCCGCGTTCACGATGATGAACGAGGGGCTCTATGTTGAGGGGACCGGTACAACTTATAACCTACTCTATACTTCTTGCGGTGCGCCTTATCCTATGACCGATCCTGATCACGAGAACTTTGCGGCCAAGAATTATAGCGATATTATAATCCAAATGGCGATCACCAGGTACACTACGTTCCTCGGTGATGACGAATCCAGCCGTATTGAGTATGCGCGACTCCAGGGTTTGCTTAATGATCTAAAGCGGCTCGAGGCAAGAGAGGCCAAAAGTGGACGGACCCTCAGGTTGTCATCACATAACCGATGAAAATAGAGTCGATCTTTACTTTTATACGTGGCCTCTTTTCTCAAGCTGGGGAAGAGGCTCGTGTCGGGAAGGATTTTTTAACTGTTGCAAACAATGTGGATCTTTCTCAGACCGGCCGCATCAAGCGCCGCAGGGGATATGTCCCCTGGTCCGATCTCAAGGACAGCAATTCCATCCCCGCCACTTTCGACAGCCTCTCTATACCTGATGTTGCCAATTTTCTTGGTTTCTCAAAAAAGATCCAGAAAATAGACTCTTTCACCGATGTAGACGGTAACCGGTATATCATTGTCGTTTGTGATGGCAAGGTTTATATTGAAACCAAAAACTCGGAGGGGGATAGAGAGTGGCGCTGTCTTAACCCCTCAGGCAATATTGATATCAAAGAAGTTGTCAAGCCGATCGATATTGCTAAGTTTTACGGATCTCTTTTCTTTAACGATTATGCAAACAATGTTTATGTTTATAATACGTTAGAGCACGTCACCGGCGAGAGTGATCTCGTCACAACAAAGACCGCATACTTCTCTGGGTCCAGGATCTGGATCCGTAATTATGATTATACTGCTGTCAGGGAGTCCTTTGTGTGGGTTGACAGCGATGCCAGTTCTGATTGGGTCACTATCCCTAATGATGTGCGCCACCTTTTCCAGGTTGGGGACATAGTTACTATTCAATCTAATGGTGCGGCTAACGTTAATGACGGTGATTATGCGGTAGAGGCAATAAGTTTGCCTGGTAATACTAGGATCCAGCTTGAAGGTAACCCCATCGCCGCTGATAATGCTGGCAATAACGTTTCAGAACTTATTATCAATAAGCGTATTAGCCTTGACGGCGATACCTATTCCACTGTTGATAATAAAGAGGGCAAGCCAATTTTTGATAGCCTGGTTAGCATTGGCTTATGTGGCGCTGGCAATCCTATCGTGGATAGCGCGGATCTTAATTTAAGTTATGCGCTTAGAACTGGCAACGCATCTGATGGTTTCCGCTACTTCGTGCTCTCAAATGCCAACAATGAGTTGGCGGCAGACAAATGTTTTATAATTGAGTTTGATGATCGGTTTATTGCCAAACAGTTTGCAGAGATCCCGATGGATACTAATGCAAACGTGCTTAATTTTGATATTTATGACGGATATATTTATATCTGGTGTAACGATGGCAAGATTTCAAAGCTAGATCCTGATGATAATTTTTCAGATGATCCATTTCTCCTTTATGATGTCGCAGATCTCGAGGCCCCGCTTAACGCATCAAGCAAAAAAGAATATACTATTGCAGTTAATAGCACTGGGATGTGGGTTTATACTAAGAAACTTGCGGCCAAAACAGATTGGTGGCAACCAATCCCAGGCAAAGTTTACAGTGAGAACCTTGGGACACTGCAAAATGCCAGGAATGATTTTTCTGATATATATCCTCTTTACATCCCGAATAATGTTAGCAACTGGTCAGAGGATTCTTCACCAAATACCACTCTTTACTGGGCATCAAACGTCCTTGATACAACCCCAGACGGTAAAGCAAAGTTTATTACCAAGTTGTACAAGGGGGATTATTATCCGGCAGGCGGTGAGCGGCATATGTTTATTTATGGCACCGAAATTAACCCGCTTGGTGATCTTGATTATTTGGTAATACCCGACCTTTTATCTGAAATAGATGATGATCTTTTTGTAACCAAAAAACACGGTTGGTCCGTGGAAGTAACCCCCCCCGGTAGTGTATATACTTATTCTTTAAATCAGGTTGAAGGATATAAAATCTCGTATTTTCTTAACGGTGGAACCGGTGTCCTTATCGAGTTTACAGATTATTATACCGGAAAAGAAGTAAAAATACAGCGCAGAACCTATGAGCCTGGTGGCTCTTTTCCCACCACCTCTTTAGCTGATCAATTATTTTTACAGGTCTATCAGGGTTTGGCTATGGCGAAGGGGCAAACCAGCAACCTCACTCTAAGTCCTTATGCCGAAGACGTAACTGGTGTCAAGCTGGAGCGTGATGACGATGGCTGTATGCTCCTTATTGATGATACCTACTGGAACTCTGATTTTTTCTCTGATGCTCAGAACAGCCTGTATGCTTTGCTGGTTTGCATTGAGCACACCGGCACAAATGAGGGATACCTGGCGAAGAAAGCAAATTACGGTCCATTGGATCCTGGCTCGGACTTGGTTGATTGGCGCTGGATATTACCGGTCGCAAAGCTGGCTGATATTAGTACGATGGGCGCGATCCAAAAAAACAACAACTCAATTTATTTCGGAGCCCTTTTGCAAGATAATGCTGTTGGCGAAGATAATGGTGCCTATAGTAAGCTAGATCTTGATGATAATCACATTTTTACCGACCTGGCTCTTAATCTATATACTACCAGGCTTATTCCTGGGACTAATAATTGGGTAAGCCTTGAAAGAAGTTATTATAACGAGGGCATTGATGCCGGTTATTTTACGACATATTTCGGGACAACCGGTAGTCTCCCGATTAGACGGCTTGAGGATATGTATGATTTTTATAATACCAATTCTAATATGATTCTCTATACCGTCCGGCAAGCAATCGATACCAGTACAACGGTTATTGATCAGCTACGGTATCTCGGTACACCAAAAAGGCCAGGTGCATCCCTAGCCCCAGGCACCGCAGATGATCTACTGGCTGGCACGACCCTGCGTTACTATGTTGCCTTTGTCACCCTGGATGGAAAAACATCCCAGCTGTCCTTGCAGTCTGATGAGATCATTATTCCAAATGATAATAGTTCTAAGGATATCAGTACTTGGGGACAAACTAATAACCAATTAAATATGGTTTCAAATCACGGTTTAGCGGTAGATGATGTGGTCAGGCTTTATAATGACGGCGGCGCACCATTCCCTACAGGTTGGGAAGAAGATGTTGATTATTGGGTTGTTAATATTGTTGATTCCGACTCCTTTAAAGTGTCTGACACTAAGGGTGGGTCGGTAAAAGCTATTAGTAGTTCACCGTCTGCTACTGGGCATACCGTATTGCAACGGAATGATCAGGCTGTTAAAATTATTGTCTCTGGCCTTAATCTTTTCAGCGCATCCGATGTTCGTATCTATGAAGAAGATAGCATTAGCGCCATAGAGGTGTACCGATCTCAGAAAAATTACCAAGAGGCCGCCTGGTCCAAACCATCGAAGATAGCAACCCTTACCAAGGATGGGAGCGGGGATTGGGTTTACGGATCCTTTGCCCCTGAGACATATGAGGACGAGGCACAGGATGTCCCGCTGATCTCTTTCCCTTCTGATAATTTATTAAAATACCCTATCTATCATCTCCTGACACACAAAAACAGAATGGTAATGATCGGGGATGACTCTAGCGACAATCCAAACTTTTTCAGGTACTCCGGTATTGATTATGCAGAGGATTTTTCTGCGCTTAATCAGCGGGATGTTCAGCCTGCGGACGGCGATTTCCTTTATGCCGGTCTTTCCGTAGGCGATTACCTTTACCTTTTTAAAAGCAGTAAGATCTATGCGATCCTGGGCGATGTTGAAAATGGACAATTTTTAGATATTACCGCCAGGATGGGATGCCCTTATAAAAACTTAATCACCGCGTTTGATAACCGAGCCGCATATTTTATGAATGCAGATGGGATCTATGCCCTGGTTCAAAACACATTAAAAAATATTTCCCTGGGCAGGCTGGACAATTTCTTTGATCCAGAGCGGGATGATTGCATTGATTTTTCCCTGGTGGAAAATAATGCTTTTACTTACCTGGATCTGAAAAAGGCAGAGATCCAGTGGTTTGTGCCCAGGAAACAAAACAATGTGTCCCCAGCTGGCAATAATTGTGTGATCATTTATAACCTTGAGTACAATTATTTCAGGGTTTACCAGTACAATCATATAATTACAAGTAAGACGATAGCACATGATGTTATTACTGAGGACCGGATGGTGCTTATGGCTACTAATACCGGCACCATTTATAAGGTATCCCTTGATAAAAACGATGCTGGCCAGGCGATCAGCTGGGTGATCCGCACCAAAGCCTTTAATATTAATAGCAGTTTGATTAACAAGCGGTATAAACTGATCAAGGTCTTTGGCCGGTATATGAATAACCTCAGGGTTACTTACTGGCTCGATGGGATCCGTTCCACCGGCGGGGTCCAGCAGGGAGTAGACTTCGGCGGGAATGGAATGTCGGTCCTCGTTACCAATCACGGCATAGATTCCGAAATTATTATTGAATTGTCCGGCCAGGATCTTAATGATAATCCAGCTGAGATCAGCGAGATCCTCCTGGGGTTTGATGTTTTGCGGGGGTCGTTAAGGTGAAGGATCTAATCTTAAAAGACAACCCTACTCCTTTGGACAGCCGGATCAATTTCCAAATAATCAAAGAGTATTTAGAGTGGCCCTGGTGGGATGATCTAAGGTTTCCGGCATTCAGTGCGGCCTTTCAAGTATCCTCGGGTCGCTTGTCTTGGGGGTATACCCAGCTGGGTGTTAATTTCAAATACAACGCTCTTTATCGGGAAGAGGAACAGGTGAGTTTTATTTGTCAAATGCCTCATAAAAAAAAGTTTGGGACACCAGTTTATCCCCATATCCACTGGGGCCAGCGCAAAGACTATATTCCCAATATGATTATTGATTATCGTTTTTATAATAACGGCAAAGAGGCTTTTAACGCTACTGACCCAGGGGTATGGACCCAATCTATAATTACGGATGGTGTTTTCCCCTATCAGGGTGAGGCTTATCTGGCGCAGATCTCTGCATTCCCCCCAATACAGCCGCCGGAGAATGAGAATGTGTCTGCCATTTTAGAGATAAAATTATATAGGGACACTAACAATTCTTCTGGTCTTTTTGCGGGGGCCTGTCCTTATAATACCGGAGGAGATATATCGGTTCTTTTAAAAGAACTGGATTTACATTTTCAAGTGGACCAGCTGGGTTCTACTGAGGAGTATATAAAATGAGCAATGGTAATATGGGTGATTTCCCCCAGCTAGGAGAACAGGATTGTAAGGCACATAATTTAATAGCTATGGGCCATAATGCAAGATTAAAAGCGATGGAGAAAACACTTTATGATGATAAAGTCGGACTCACGAGAATTGTCCCAGTTTTACTCAGCCAGGGCCGCCTCATACTTACTTTACTTGCAGGCATTTTGTTGGCCATTGTTAGCATTGGTGTTGGTTATTTATTCAAGGGAGGAGCCTAAGATGTCTCACGAAGATATTTATACACAACAGATTTACGATTACAAAGTTACCCCTGGTAACACGAAATATATTCCTCTGCAATTTTGGGGCCGTGATCAATTACCGGTAGATCTGTCGCTGTATAATATTTATTTTGCGGTTTTTAATCCTCAAACCAAGGCGGTGATCCCTATGGCTGTTGGTGGATCTGCCACATTTTCTCTCAGGAACAGGGTGCCTGCTGATTATTCTTCCGATCCTTACGAGGGGATCTACCGGTATGGCGATACACGAGCGGCCCTGGAGCCCCCTGCTTATCTCGTTGACAATCTTGATGTGATCAATAAGATCATAATTGAACTGACTCCGACCTGGTCAGATAAATTGACCCCTGGTTTAATTTATCCTTTTAATATCCAGCTGGTGGCCGCCACCGGTGAGAGTTTTATACCGGCCAGAGGTAATGTTGTGGCAACGGAGGGACAGGTAGAATAATGGCATCGCTGATCAATCTTGATTTCCGGCCGGTTGTTTTCGAGCCGTTCAAGCTGGTTTACGCATCCGTCTACAGTGACGGTCCCAGGGAAGTGGTCCCCTTTTCTGATCCAGAGGAGCCTGAAACACCCCCCCCCGCGTTCTCTGCGGATCCTTACACCAGCGGAACTGATGGTAATCTTGATAGTCCTGATGATCAATACGATACGGTCAATAATTTTGTACCGATGGTTTCTAAGCTGAATGCGCCTGCGGAGTTGGGTGAGCATTCAATTTTAATTAAACTTGGTGATTATTGCTGGCAATATAAACCAGAGGACCAGGGAGATAATGATCGGCAATGGGAAGG